CGCATGTTCTCGCAGAACCTTGCGATGCTTCCAGCCATCTAGCGACCCATCGCGGAGACGTGGCTTGCACCGATGCACATGCCGATGAACAGCCCAATGGAGTTGACTGTCAGCACGGTCGCGTCCACGTTGGGCATGCCCCATGCGGGGCCTACGGCACCAATCAGTGTCGCGGTAGCAGGGCAAAGCACCAACCCTACCCATTTCAGGACGTCATACGCCTTTGACGGCAGGAGGTACTTCGGGACGTCGGGAAGCACGACCTCCTTCGCGGCGCTCAGGTCGTTGGTATCGTCAAGCTCGGGCGTCACGAACAGGCCCTGCTCGTCGGGTGTGATATCTGCCATATGCTTGCCCCTTTTCTCCATGGCCCGATTAAATCACTCAGAACCAACTGCGTCAAGAATCAGGAAGTAGGTTGGCAGGGCGGTGGGATTAGCCGCCTTTTCGGGAGCTACCCTAGCCAACTACTATTTTAGCTGTTTTCTCCCCTGTTTGGGAGCGCCATGACCTGCTTTGCCAAGTTATCGATGAAGTGGTTGACGATGCTGTTAGCATCGCATATGCGCATATAGTCCTCGTATTCTGCCCAGAATGACTGTTTTTCTTCTGTGCCTGCGCATCCTAGGTCATCGATATACCTATGAGCACGATGAATCAAATCCGAGCGCATCTGCGAGCACTGCGCGGTGAGGACGGTGTCAATTCGCTCGTCCTGCTGGTCGAGCCTTGTGACCACGTGCTCTCGCCACTCGGCCTCTGCCTCACGTTTTGCGTCTGTCTTGGCTTGTCCTTCGTCCATGCGCTGGTTCAGCTTGCGCTGGCCCAACGCCACGAGGGTCTGGCCTATCAGCAGCAGCAGCGGAAATACCAGTGCGGTGTATACTGTGTCCATTCTGTCATTCCCGTCTGAATCATTAGGCGCTTGGAATCGTAAGGTACTGCTTCATTGGTTTATCGACGGTAACGTTGTCTGCCACTGAAGAACTCAGTTCATGGCAACCTACAGCCGTAAACTCGTACCCTTGGAGCACGGCATCGCGCCACTCGGCCTCAGCCGCACGCCACCATGCTTTGTTCATGCCGTGCCTCCGATTTCGTCGTTGTCGCTCGGCGGGACGGTAGGCAGCGCGAGCACCTGCTTCGCGATGCCGTCGATGTAGCCGTCCGCGCCGAGCGTACCTACGAGTTGCGCGTGTACAGCGCGTAGCAAATGATTTTCTTGCCGCTCGGGTAGGTCGTGACGGACGCGGGCACCTGCGGCCAGAGGTCCGTGGTGGTGGCCGCGTAGTCCACGGCCTTCCACACGCCGTAGCCGAGGGTGGGGCGGAAATCCACCCAGCAGACGAAGGTGTAGCCGCTGACGGTCGGCGCGGTAACCGTAATATGGTCCACGGCGCTCGTTAACGCGTACGACACACTCGCGACCTTCACGGCGGGGGGGGCGCTGTTGAGCTTGGTCATCGTCATGCGGGCGTCTCCTCCGTCTCGGCGGGCTGCTCGGTCTCCGCGGAGTCCTCGGCCACGGCGTCCTTGGCCGCCTGCTCGATGCCCTCGTCCACGGGCACCTTGGCCTCGATGGCGAGGGCGAGCGCGGCCATCTGCTCGTCGGTGAGGTACGCGGCGTCGCGGGCCACGAGGTCCGTGAGGGCCGTCACCGCGTCGGTGTCCGCGCCGTCAAGCGTCTGGATGGCGCGGTAGAGCGCGCGGTAGATGACGCGCCCGAGGTAGGGGTTCTTCCTTGCCATTTGGTTCTCCTTACTCGACTAGGTACACCGCACCGCCCTTGATGACGGCGAGCTGCGGCTTCTCGGTGATAGACGATTCGCTCGGAACGTCCGTGTAGTAGTAGATGGGCAAGCGCTTGGCCAATTCGGCGATGGAGGACTCGGCATCGTCCATCCTCGTCCCGAGCGCAGACACTTCGGATGCCGTCTCCGCCCCGATGCCGTCCAGCTTGGACTTGTCCGCCGCGCTCATGAGTCCCGCCGCGTCGGTGGTGGCGGTGCCCGTCGATGCCTTGGCGTCCAGCGCCGCCTGAAGCCCCGTCACGTCGGCCATGGCGTGCTTGTGGGACTTGGGCGCGTAGGTTGCCTCGGCGTCCGCTCTCTTGAGGTAGCTGGTGAGGTCAACGCTCGCGCCACCAGCGGCCTCGCGCGCTTCCTCTGCTGCATCGTTTGCGTTGTCAATGGCCTCCTGAATGGCGCTGTCGTATGACTCTGGCACGGTGGCGTCAGCGAGCGCGTCGGGGAGCACCACGACGGTGAAGCTCTCGGTCGATGCTATCACGTCGGTCCCTTGCAGCAGCTGGAAGTAGGCCACGTCGGTGCGGCCCGCAGCGCTTGAGGCCTGCGCCTCATCGATGGTCACGGTTGACGTGCTGCCGCTCAGGGTTGCAGTCTCGCGGTAGTAATGCTCGTTGTCTGGTAGCCGCATGACGAATCTGGCCGTCAGGCCGCTCGTGCTGACCGCAACGCCATGGTCGGTAATGGTTGCGCGGATGATGGTCCCGTTCTTGTCACCCTGACGGATTGGCACGGACTGGAACGGCCCGCGCTTGCTCAGGTCGAGGGTCAGGTCGAATGTGTTCATGTGCCTCCTATTGTCCGACGGCCAGCCAGTGGAAGGCTGGCGAACGCCCAATGCCCTCGCGGTTGATGATGCGAGCGGTAAAGCCCGTGGTGCTCACGCTTCGAAGGGATATATCGCAGTCAAACGATGTGGTTGCGCTTGTGGTCGTGTAGATGGTCAGCTGGACGTTGGGTGGGCTGTCGTATTCCTCGGGGAACGTTATATCGAAGTCGTGATAACCGTGCGCCGCAATGTTGGTTGTCTGTTCCGTGCTGCCGTACCAGATTCGGTCAAGCGCGGACAGGTCCTTCGACGTGCGCAGCTTCTTGCCACCGCCACCACTCTGCGCGTATACGCCGTCATAGCCCCGAATGTACAGCGGTCCGAAGGCCCTGACGCGCATGATGTCGCGCGTGCCGCCAATCTCGGTCTCGATGCGCCCGCTGCCGCCGACCAGCTCGATGTAGCCGATGTCGCCTGCCGTGCGGCCCGCCTCGGACCAGTTGGGCAGTATCGACGCGTGGTCACCCACGAACTCAGACAGAAGCGTTGCGCCGTCGTAGACCGCCAATCCATTGGTTGTGAGCTGTGCGTGCGAACCAGTGCTGCTGCCAATTGCGTCTATCATCTCGGCAAGGATGCGCCCGCTTGTGAATACGGTCTTCCACTCCCACTGGCCCTGCTCGTCCTTTGTGTTGGCAATGCGGATGGTGCCGCCCTTGAACTCGCAAACGGCACTTGCCTCGGTGCCAACCAGCGGGTCGCTTACGGCCTTGTCGTAAGTTCGGATGCCCTGACCCTCGGTGATGTACGTGTAGCCGCCAGTCAGATTTGCTTCCTCGTTTATCCTGTCGAGCATGGAGCGGACGTATCGCTCAGACAGGTCCAGCACTCCCGTCGATATAAACGTGTCGATTACTCCGCCGATGCTGCTGACCCTGCTTGCAAGCTCGGAGGCGATGCTCCTGCGTATGTGGCCTATGGTCACGACGGTGCCAGACGGGTCGATGCCGTCGACGTCAAGCTCGACAACCCGACCCTCTATCCTCAGCCCCTCGCCACGAAACTCTCGGTCAACGCACTGCACCACATCTCCTAGTGATATGTTGCGAACGTCCATGCCCACCATGGCAAGCTGCATCACGTCGGCCTCATAGGTCACCATCGGCATAGTGTAGTACCCAAGCACCGACTGTCCCCATTCGAGCAGCGCCTGCGGTTCCTCGATATCGGGGTTTTCGACGTATATCGTTGGGTACTCCCAGCCGCCGCTCCCGTCAGGAAGCCTCAGCAACTCCACAACGTCATCGTTTTGCAGGTACTCTATGCCGTCGTTTACGCTCTCTATGGTAATCTTGCGGCCATAGCCGCCCTCTTCGGTTTCCTCGCCCTTGCCTAGCGGGACTATTCGGCAGGCCCTAGGATACCTTTCGACAACTCTGCGGATTCCTCTTAGGTCATGCCCGTAGTCGAATCTCCTTACGGCATCTGACTGCCCAAGATGGCTCAAAAGCGAAACGCTTCTTGAAACCACGTTGGTTCGGTTGACGGTAATCTCAGCGTCAACCTCACCACCCCATGTCTCTACGGCAGTCGAGAGGGCCGACCATCCATCGGTCTGATACATCGATGCGGAGCCTTTGCCAGCAACGTTGACCGTACCGACGCCCCACCTTTGTGTTCCAGACAGCGCCGCGCTGATTGCTTCCCGCGCCGTCTTGTCGGTCAGGATGCGGCTCACCTGCGTTACTTGCAGGTCGTTTTGCAGCGACCAGTCACACTCGTATGTACCCCATGCGTGTTCGTCATCGGCCGTCGTGACAACCCACTCGTACCACTTTCCAGCGCCGTCCTGAGTGAGGATGCGTTGTCCTTGAACAAGGGTTGCCCTTGTGGATATCGTAAGGCAGTGCTCGCCGTTCAGCTTCGTGTGAGTCCTGAGCTGTGACACGTCGGCCTCGACAAGCTCGGACAGGAACTGGTCATCGTGGCTGTATATCAACACTCTCTGCATTACAACCACATCTCCGTCCAGCCGACCGTAACGTCACCGCTGCCAGAGTCGAACGAAAGCTCATGCCTGCCAGCGGATGGTACCAGCCAATCGGAGTCGAGCGTTATCTGCCGTATGACCCCATTGACCTTGCACGTTCTCATTGTACAGTCTACTTCAATCGTTCCCTGACCGTCCATGGCAACGCGGATGAAGTCGGACCCATCCATGCGTATCCCGAAATATCCGTTGCTTGGCGTCACGGTGCCAGCAATCCTCAAAGGTGTCTCGTATGTGCCACCAATCAGGAGCGTCGTGTTTCCAGTCATGCGCACCGACGTGTCCTTGCCCTGCATGGCAACTGATGTGACGAGAAACGTCACCTCCATGGAGCCGCCATTCACAAGCTCCGTTAACTCTGGCCTGTCGTTCACCATTGCCATGTAGGCGAGTCCATCGTCGGATGATATCTCAAGGCGCTTTGGCTCCTTCGTGAGAAGTATCGGCGAAAGCGACCTCACCAGCCTTCGCCTCTCGTACACGTCCGCGTCTGGCGCAACCAATACGAGAGTAACCTCTGGCGGGATGTATCTGGCCGATGTGACGGTCTCGCCATCCCTGCCAAGTATGTCCTCGGTGTTTACCTCGACGCCAGCTGGTGACCTTTGCGATACCAGCGGTATGCACAGCTCGTTGAGCAGGTGGCCGTCGAACCTGACCTTCTCAATCACAGCGTACCCCCAATCTCACGCGACCATATGTCGCTGATGCGCTGCGCCATGTACTCGGCATCATCCCTGTTCCTCACGGTCATGCTGCCGATGGTAACGGTCAGCGACGGGCCGTACTTGCTGCGAGCTGTGCCGCCGACTGACACGGACGGCACGTTGAATGCGTCGCTCATTTCGCCAGCCATTGACTTGACGTATGGCTTTACCTTGCCCTCGAAGCTCGTGCTCAGGCCCTTTTGCAAGCCGTACATAAGGGCTTCGCCGTTGTCTATCAGCACGGTCTTGTCATAGTCGAGCGGTCCCTTCAACCTCCTGATTGTTCCGGCAACGCCACTGACCCAGTCCTTGACGTGTTTAAACGCGCTTTCCATGCCGCTTTTCAGGCCGTTGATTATGGAGCGGCCAGCACTGCTGAGCAGGGAGCCGACGCCACCCAGCGCGTTCTTGATGCGCGTCGGTATTCCAGACACCCACCCGCTGACGCTGCCCCATGCGCCAGTGAGTCCGCTCTTTAGGCCGCTTATGATGTCACGGCCCTTTTGTGCCAGCGTGCCAGCAACGCTGCCTATTGAAGAAAGAACCCTAGACGGGATTCCAGCGAGCCAAGCGCGGAGGTTGTCCCACCTGTTCACCACTCCGTTCTTGATGCCGTCTATTATGTCGCGGCCCTTCTGCTGCATGGCAGATGCTAGGTTGCCAATGGCGCTCTTGATGTTGCTGGGAAGCTTCTTGACGTAGCCAATCAGGTCACCAATCTTTTGGCTTGCCCCATCCTTGAGATTCTGGAACGCCTGAACGACATTGTCCCAAGCCTTGAGCAGCGTCTTGCGCGCGTCCTCGTTTGTGGCCACGAACGCGATGATTGCGGCGGCTATCGCGGCGATAATGGTGATGGGACCACCGAGAATCGTAACGAGTGCCGTCACAGCGCCGCCCACGCTCTGAATCATCCCTATTGCGGGCAGCACGACGGTTGTCAGGAACGTCACCGCGCCCGATATCGCGCCGACCACGCCGACCACGCCGTTGATGATTGGCATGAGCACACCGAACGTCCCAATCAGGGTTGCGATGAACGGCAGGTATGGGCTGATGATGTTGAAGAGGTTGGTGGCCACCTCGGCAACCTGTCCCATGACCGTTATCACAGTCCCTATCACAGTGCCAATCTCGGTCGCATGTTCGGTGAGGAACGTGAAAACCTGTTCCGCCACCGTCATGACCGTATCGAACATCGTCTGGAAGCCGCTCAGGTCGGTTGAGCCAGTGAGCGCACTCACGAAGTTGGTCACGGCGGTACTGACCTTCCCGAATGCGTTCTCTAGGGTGGTCATAATCTCCTCGGCGTCGAAGTCGGTGCCGAAGGTATCGTTGATGACCTCTATGAGGTTCCAGACCATGCTCTCAGCTATGCCGGGGATGGCATCGACAAGCGCCTTGCCGACGTTCTGCACGATTGGCAGGACGTTGGCTATGATGCCGCCCTCGCGCTTGCCCACTTCCTCGTTGAACGTGCCGAATATGCCGTCTATGATTCCCCTGACGGACTGGCCTATCATGTCTTGGTCACCAGCGCCTATGGCCGTCAGGAAGTTCTCCCACGCGGCCTTGGTGGCGTTGACGGACCCCTCTATGGTTGTCATCGCCTCCTTGGCCGTGGTGCCCCAGATGTGCTGCTTCTGCTGGATGAGGTCGATTGCGTCAATCATGTCCGAGAAGTTGCCCATTGTCAGGTCGGCATTGATGCCTTGCTGCTTGGCATACTCGTTGGCGTCATCGATGAGCTGCTGCATGCCCTCCTTGGTCCCGGCATAGCCCAGCTTCAGATTGTCCAGCATGGTGTAGTTCTCGCGGCTCAATCCCTGAATGGCGTTCTGCACGTCACCCATGTTGGAGCCGAAGGTGTTCACGTTGTCCGACATGAGGCGCATGGCCTTGTCGGTCTGCTCTGCGGCCTTCTCGGTGTCGCCGCCGAGCGAGTTGATGAGCGAGGCCGAGAACGATGTTGCCTGCTCCATGTACTGGTTGGCGCTCATGCCTGCGGTCCGATAGGCGTTCTGGGCGTACTGCTTCACCTTGTCAGACGCGCCCTGATACAGCTTGTCGACGCCGCCCGCAAGCTGCTCGTAGCTGGCATAGCTTTCGACAGCCGCCTTGCCGATGGCTATTGCGCCAGCTCCCGCTGCGGCCCCAACGCCAGCCATGACCTTGCCGACCGCCTGCGCCGCGCTTCCGAGCTTTCCCGTGATGCCAGAGGCTATGCCTCCGATTCTGGATGACGCTTGGTCATCGACACCAATCTTCACCATGAGGTCTAGGAGGTTCATGCCGCCCCTCCAATCACGCTGGCAACATGGTCCACTATCGCATCCACGTCAATCTCCTGTCTTGGCCGTATCATGTCGCTGAAGTTGCGTGCTGGATACATCCCCTGCGGTATCATCCGCAGGGTGTCACAGATGTAGTCCCTGCATGCGCTCTGGACAACCCTCTTGCGGTGCCTTGCTATCGCGTACATCACGAAGGCATGAAAGTGGCTCGGCCCATGGTAGTCCCCCAGGTCGAGCCACAAGTCACCGTCTGGGTTGTCCGCTATGATAAAAAAGCCAGCAGGTCATCGTCCGTCAGTATCTCGTAGACCGCCTTGACGATGGATGGCACCGTCACCTCACGCATGTACTCGTCGGGGTCGGTGCCCTCGATTGCCGCAAGTATCGCGACGAGGTCATCCTTGTGCGTGCGCATGAGCTTCGGCACGGACGCCTTTACGCGCTCCAACGCGAAGTCCTTGGCACTCATGCCATCTGGACGCTCTCGGCTGCGGTCGAAGAGGTCAGCCGCATCCTTGTCCTGAGCGATGTTGCAGGCAGGCTCGATTATGTCGGCAATCACGTCGAAGACGCGCTCGCCCTTGATTTCTGACAGGCGCATGGACCCTCCTACTGCTCGGCGGTGCCAGTCTTGATGTAGACCTCGAACGGCAGGACGTCGATGTTCGTGAGGTCGTAGTGGCCCGTGAACTCGAAGGCGAAGTCACCCTTGCCGTCATCGTTCGACTGGAGCTGGAAGCCACCAGTGCTCAGCGCGTCCTTGAGCAGAATAGCCATGAACCCGCCATTCTTATTGCCCGTCTTGTCGGAGTAGTCACCGACCCACCAGAGGTCGAAGAAGTCCCCGTCATCAAGCGTGCCGCGCGGGGTAATCTTGTCGCCTTCAACGTCGGCAGCGGCCATGAGGGCCTTTGCAACCGCCGTGTCAGCGGTCTTGAAGGTTCCGCTCATGACGGGGTTGACGCTCTGCAAGCGCTTGAGCTGCTTGGTGTTGGGCGGCACGTTGTCAATATCCTCGCCAAAGTCAACGTACTCGGGGTTGGTTGCGAAGGACACGCCGCCAGACGTGGCTCCGAAAATCTTGGTCTTGTCCAGCGTGGGGCTGGTCGGGTCGAACTCGGTCAGGAGCACGCCCGCGTTGAGCTGGAGCTTTGTGAAGGCGTCAGCCGCCACCTGTGTGAACTTCATGCCTGCCTCCTTAGATGGTCAGGTATTCGATGTTAATGTTTACGTATCGGCGCTTTACCTTCTCGTCCTCGCCCTCGACGGTCATGGCCTGCGCCCACGGGGAACCCTTCTTCAGCCAGAGTGCGCCGCCGTCGCAATGGAGCAGCACGCCTCCCATGCCTATCGCCTGCGAAATCTCGCGCACCTTGGCATTTGGCAGCGCCTCTGAGTCGGTCCGATACCAGACGTTGACTGGCATGTTGACCTCGGGTTGTCCCCACTCGCCCAGCACAAGGTCGTAGGTGAGGTACGGGAACGTTGCTTGGTCTGGCACCGAGGAGGCAGCGTAGGCGGGGATGCCGAAGCTGCTGAGGAACGTGTAGACGGCTGCCTCGGGCGTCATGCGAGCTGCCACCTTTCGGCGCTCACGTGCTGCACCTGCATCGTCGCGGAGTCGGGCGTCTCTTCGTCCCCGCCCTGCGACGTGACTCGGTACACCTGACCGTCGCTTGCCCTGAAGACGTCGTGGAAGTCGAGCGTGGTGCCCTTTTCGGTCCAGACCGTGAAGGTGGACGTCATGCCCTCCGACTCGGCAACTCGGGCCTCGATGCTGCTCGCGTGGGTGATGGTCGCGCTGAACTCGGGGCCATCGACCCACCTAGTCTCCCAGCCGCCCTCGCCGTCAGGCACCCGCGTCTTCTCAAGGAGGACGCACGTCTCGGCACGCTCTCCCATAATCCCCGGCATAGGCATCAGTACATCTTCCTCCACGGGTTGAGTTGCGAGGCAAACGCCGCCTGCCATCCTGAGAGGCCACCAGAGGCCGAACTGGCCCCTGAAAAGTCCTTTGCGGTGTAACTGTAGCCGTCAAACGATTCCGAGCTGTACGGGCTGCTCAGGGCCTTCCTACGGGCCTCAGAGTAATGGAGCTGCCAGTCCTCGATTTCCTCCACGACCGACAGCAGCGCATTCGGTATCGCGCAGACGGTGATTGTGCCGTCGAACGTCTCGTCCATGAGGTCTGCGGCTGGGTGCTGGTGCAGGCCGTCGTTCAGAAGCGAGCCTTGGATGCGGTACCAAGCGCCCTCTGGAATCGAGACGGACGCAGGCAACGAACCGCCCTCCACCGCACAATGGCTCACCCCGATTTCGTCGTAGACGAACCAGTTGTGGATGTGGTTGAGAACCTGTTCGAGAACACCTACGTCCATCGGTCACTCCTAACCAGCGGTCTCGATGACCTTGGCGATGTAGATGCTGTACGGGTTGAACAGCACGGGGATGTACAGGGTGGAAGCCTTGGTCCACAGGATTGCGGGGTCCTTCTCGGCCCACTGGGTCATGTAGACGTAGGGGCTGACGCTGGAATCGCCCGACTGCTCGTAGTAGCCAGCAAGGTCTTCCTCGGGCGGCGCACCCCAGAGGCCAGCGCCGAGGCGCATGCCGTTGGCGGTGCCGAAGAACGTGACTACGTTCTTGGGGAAGTAGCGCTTCGGCGATGCCTGCGGACGGCCATTGGCGTCCATGGTGTACGGGGTCGAATAGGTCAGGTCATCGGTGATGACGGTATCGATGCCATACTCGTCGGACATCCAAGCGCTGAGCGCGTTGTTGCTCACGAGCTGGCCCGTCATGTTCACGCCGTTGATGGCCTTCTGCACGGAGGCGTTGGCGCGGAGCTTGGACAGGACGGAGCGGGACGTAATCATGCCAGAGATAGTGACGCCCACGTCGGCTGCGTTGTCGACGATGGTCTGAAGCTGGGTGGTCACGTCGGTGGAAGCGCCAGCGCCGAGGTCAAGGGTCAGGGACTTGTTGGCAGCGGGCACGCCGTAGTCAACGGTGATGTCGATATCGTTCTCCTTGATGGTGAACTGGCCCGTTGCAAGAACCTCGGCGCGAGCCACCTTGGCGCGGGTGACAACTTGGTCGGCGAGGTCTGCCGCGAAGTCCATCACTCGGTCGTAAAGAGCGGCCTCCTGAGTGACGCCGCGACGGGTGAGCTGGCGCAGCAGCTCGGTCGTGGAGCGCTTGACCTTGATGAGGCCCTTCTCCACGTTGTGCTCGTCGATGGGAGCGGGGATGGACTTCTGCGCGGGCACGTCGAAGGCGTGGAACTGCGCCATCTGCGGGATGTTGTACTGGCTCTGCATCGTGTAGTACGAGGCAACGAGGTTGTCGGTCTGCTCGTCGGTGAACAGGCCCTCAAGCGGGTCGTTCGGTCGGGCAACGTTCTGGAAGCCCGTGCTCAGGAAGTCCTTGGGGTTGACCATGCCAAGGGTC